CGGCTCTTCTACAGCAATTTGGTGAGCACGAACGTCGTCGAGGGGTGGAGCGGATGGGCGCAGGTCACGGCCGCGAAGGCTGCGGTCACGAGCGGAAGCTTCGTCGTGCGGGGCGCCTCCGGCAAGTCCTACGGGGGTCCGGTGATCGCGGCCGCGGCGACGGTGGTGTTGGATTCTGGCTGGTTCCCCTGGACGCCGGCGTACCAGAAGGGCGCCGGTGGGGTGGTCCCGTTCGGCGCGACGATCGCGGAGGTGGATGGACGCCTGATCGTCCCTCCGCAGTGCTCGCTGTGTCTCCACGTCGTGTCGTCGCTCGTGGGGCAGACCTTCACGCAGGGCGCGAGTTGGTACGAAGAACAGTTGACGATCGAGTGACGCCGGTGATCGATGGCCCTCTCTCTCACATCGCCGCCGGCGACCGAGCCGATCGCGCTCGCGGACGCGAAGGCACACCTCCAGATTGACCACGCGGCCGAGGATGACTACCTCGAAGATTTCCTCATTCCGGCTGCGCGCCGCTATGCCGAGACGCTGACCCATCGCAGTTTCATTACCCAGACGTGGGTGCTCCGGCTCAACGGGTTCGGCGGTGGCCCGATCTACTTGCCACGGCCGCCGCTGGTGTCGATCACGAGTGTGGCCTATACGGACACGGCGGGCACGTCGCAGACGTGGACGGCTGACGCCGACGGGTACACGTTGGAGTCGCCCACGGGGGAGCACGCGCTCCATGCGTCGATTCGGCCGTCCTACGGCGTGAGTGCTCCCTCGACGCGGGACGTCGTGGATAGCGTGGTGATTACCTACGTGGCCGGGTACGGGGCCGCGAGCGCGGTGCCCGTGGGCATCAAGCACGGGGTGTTGATGCTGGTCGAGGACTTGTATCGGCAGCGCGGGAGCCAGATCGTCGGCACGATCTCGTCGGCGGCCGCGCTGGCAGCGACGGCGTTACTGGCCCCCTTTCTCGCCCATCGCTACGATTTGCGGTTTGATTGAGGCGCATGACGTTCACCGAACGGCTCGCGTTCCAGCGGCCGACCATCGCGAGCACGCAGGCGCGGGTCGTGACCTGGGCGACGTTTGCGACCTTGTGGGGGAGGGTCGAGCCGTTGAGCGGGCGCGAGTCCATCCAGGCCGCCGCGGTTGCGTCGCAGGTCGCGTACCGCGCCCAGCTCGCCACGCAACAGCTCGAAGCCTCGGCCGTCTCGGTGAACTCGATCACGCGCAGTGGGACGACCGCGACGGTGACGACGGCGGCCGCGCACGGCCTGGCGACGGGGGACTACGCGCGCGTCGCAGGCGCGACCCAGACCGCCTACAACGGGACATTCGCGGTGACGGTGACGACGACGACTGTCTACACCTACACGGTCGCCGGCAGTCCGGCGACGCCAGCGACCGGGACCATCACGAGCACGCTGCTCGTGCCGGTGCAGCCGACGCTGCGGATCGTGTGGACACCGAGCTGGGACGCGGGGCAGGCGGCGAAGACCCTCCAGGTGCTCGCGGTGCGGCTCCTGGATCGGCGACGCACCGAATTGGACCTGGGGGAGGCCGCCTGATGGCCCGGCCCAACCACGCCGGCGCGATCGCGGCGCATATCCAGGGGATGCGCGAGCTGAAGGCGCAATTCCAACGGCTCCCGGAGGTCGTGCGGGACATCGTCAACGACGAGACCGAATGGGCGGTCCAGGAGGGGGCGCGTCGCGCCCAGGCGATCCTGCGGCAGAGTCCGTCGATCCAGACGCGGGCGCTCCACGACCACGTGGGGTGGGCGATGCATCGCCGGGCCGGGCGTGGCAGTTTCGGGATCACGCGGGCGACCACCGTCTTCACGATCGGGGGGACGCGGGTGCGCGTGAAGGGCCTGGTGCGGGCGGGGGCCGGGGGCAGCGCGCGGACGAGTCAAGGGGCGACACGGGACCAGCCGTCCCGTCGCGCGCACTTCATCGAGTTCGGGGCGAGGCACATGCCGGCCGAGCCGTTCATCGTGCCGGCGGCGGCATCCGTCAAGGGCGATTATGTGGATCGGGTTGTCCGCGCGCGGACGCGGATCGAGCGTGACATGAGCACGGTCGGGAGTCGGACGCGCTGATGGCCACGACGACGAAGCTGGCCACCGGCCCGATCCTGACGGCGATCTACACCGCCCTGCACGTCGCGGCGATCACGTCAACGCTCGGGTGCGAGGTCTACGAAACGGTCGTCCCACAGGGAGCGGTCTTGCCCTATCTGCGGATCTCCACGCCGAGCGGGATCCCGTGGGATACGTTCGGGGCGGCGGGCAAGGAGCGGGTCGTGCAGGTCCATGTGTTCGCGTCGACGGCCGTCTACGAGAGCGGGTTCCAGGTGGACGCGATCTGCGACCAGGTGGTCGCGCTCTTGCAGCACCAGGCGCTCGCGGTGACCGGGCACACGCTGGCGTCGTTGCAATACGAGCAAGACACGGACGGGGCGGACGAGATCATCGACGGCGTGTTGATCGTCCATCGGGTCGTGTCGTTCGCCGCGCACGTGATCGAGACGTGATGGCGGCGACCACAGACGAGGCGGCTGGGTTGGCACTCCTCACGCGCTGCGCTGAGGCGTTGGAGCGCATCGCGGCGCGGCTGGAGACGTTCGAGGCGGCCGAGGACGCGCCGTGTGCGCATCCGGAGTCTGAGCGCGAGGTGAGCCCGACGAGTACGATGGGCCACGTGACGTCCCGCTGCAAGGTCTGCGGCGAGGAAGGGATGTAGCGCATGGCAGTCGTGACGATCAATCCCCGGATCTGGTTCGGCGCCTTCCATTTGTCCGACACCCACAGCCATGCCGAGTTGACAATGGGGCACGAGCCGGAAGACGCGACCGTCTTCACGGACGCGGCGAAGAACGTGCGCGGGACGCTGGCGTTCGTGGAGTTGGTGGCGCAGGGGTTCATCGACTTCGGCAATAACGAAGTCCACGAGGTCTATCGGGGCAACATCAACGTCGCGGACATTCCAGTGACGATCGGAATGGAGGGGGCGGTCGACGGCACGAAGGCCGAATTCTTCGAAGCGAAGGTGCTGCAGTATCGCATCCCCGGTGTGGTCGGCAAGCTCTTGCCGTTCCACATGACGGCGAAGGGCCAGGGGACGCCGTCGGTGGACGGCACCATCATGGGGATCGGGTCGAAGACGAGCACGGCGAACGGGACCGCACGGCAGCTCGGCGCCGTGACGGCGACGCAAGTGCTGTATGCGGCCCTGCACGTGATCAGCGTGAGTGGGACCAACCCGACGCTCGATGTGGTGATGGCGAGCGACAACGCCGAAGGCTTCGCGAGCGGGGTGACACAGCTCACCTTCGCGCAGAAGACGGCGGCGGGGTCTGAGTTCCTGTCGGCGGCGGGGGCGATCACGGACGATTGGTGGCGGGCGCAGTGGACGATCGGGGGCACCGGGAGCCCCACGTTCGATGTGGTGATCGTCGCGGGCATCGCGACGAATCCGTAACAGAGGGAGAAGGAGCAACGCATATGGCTGTCGTGACTCTGACGGGGGCTTCGGTGTTGGTCGCGGCCACTGACATCAGCGACCACGTGAAAGAAGTGACCATCGACGATGCCCGTGACGAGAACGACGACACGGTCATCTCGATGACGGCGAAGAGCATGACGGGCGGGTTGCCGCACCCGAGCATCACGCTGAAGATGCGCCAGGATTACGCGGCGTCCGAAACGCACGCGCTGATCCGAGCGGCCGTCAACGTGGCGACCGCGGTCGTGGTGCGGCCCGTGGCGGGGACCATCCGCAGCGACACCAACCCGGAGTGGCATTTCACCGGGAAGGTCTTGCAGTACCAGCCGCTCGCGGGGCAGGCCGGACAATTCCAAGAGCCGACGGTGAAATTCGAGCCGACCGGGACGCCGTTCACGTACTTGACGACCGCGACGTGATGGCTCGCACGGTCGCGATTGTCGGGAAGGCCCCACGCGGGGCGGGGACGGTGACGCCAGGTGCCGAGATCTGGGTGTGCAACGATTTCCCGACGCGCGTGCCGGAAGGCTGGGCGTGGGATGGGTGGCATCGGTGGTTCGATGTGCACACCGAGGCGCATATCCGCACGCATCGGCCGGACGCGTGGACGCGGTATCGGCAGAACGGTCCGGTGGCGGCTACGTGGGTGACCAGGCCGATTTACCTCCACGCCGCGCACCCCGCGATCCCTGGGAGCGTCGGGTATCCGCGCGAGGCGGTTCAGCGCGAGTTCGCGTGGGGCGGCCACGACGAGGAGTTCTTCACGGGCTCGATCGACTGGATGCTGGCGCTCGCGATCTGGGAGGGCGTCAGGCGCATCGAGGTGTTCGGGGTCGATCTCTGGGAGGCGCCCCACGAACGGGGCGATCAACGGACCGGTGCGCACTACTGGATCGGGATCGCCCGCGGCCGAGGGTGTGAGGTCGTCATCCCGGATGAATCGTCGCTCTGCAAAACAGAACGGCTGTACGGCTATTTCACCCCGACGAGCAGCCGGAATTTCAGCTCGGTCTGCGTTGATCGGTTCTTTGCGCAGGTGCGCGAGGCGCAACGGAGACAGGATCCGCAGTACGTGCCGGCTGGGCTCGATACGCCGGCGCCGACGAGATAGCTGCGCCGGCTCCTGTCCGGCTCGGCGACCCCCGGCCGACGGGGTCAATAGTCGGCCAGTTCCTCGCACAGGAGGCGAGATCTGAATGACGACGACACCCCTGACCCGCGAACAGTTTTTGGCGGCACGCCCGGCACTCCCGCGACAGACGGTCGAGATCCCCGAATTGGGCGGCACCGTGATCGTCCAGGGCTTGACGGGGAAGCAGCGTGACCAGTACGAGTCGTCGTGTCTGGTGCAGAAAAACAACAAGCGCACGTTCAACTTGATCGACGCCCGCGCGAAGCTCGTCGCGCTGACGGTGGTCGACGACCGTGGCACACGGCTCTTCAGCGAGCACGACATCCCGACGCTCAGCGCCATGTCATCGGTCGTCCTGGACCGATTGTTCGGCGTCGCACAGAAGCTGTCCGGCATCGGCGACGAGGACCTTGACGAATTGGGAAAGCTCTTCGGCGACGACCCACCCGCGTCTTCGTCTTCCGGCTCGCCGAACGCCTCGGAGGGATGACGGCCGACGAGCTGCTGGCGCGGCTGAGTTCGCGGGAGCTGACGGAGTGGATGGCGCTCGCGACGCTCGATGCGAAGGTCACGGCGTTGATCACGGACGCGAAGATGGCGCCCGAGGTGGCGCACGCGATGGTGTGGGAGACCGACGACGACGCGCTGGATGATGGGGCATAAATGGCGACGCTGGCGAATTTGATCGTCAACATCACCGCGAATACCGCCGATCTGTCTCGGACGCTGGTCAGCAGCACCACGCAGATCGAGCAGCAACTCAACACGGTGGGGGCGTCGGCGGGCCGTCTGTCGACGTTCATGGACCAAGCGAAAGGCGCCTTCGTCGGCTTCGTGGCCGCTCATGCCACGATGGCCACGGTACGCGCGGCCTGGCGGGCGCTCACCGAGTTCGTGGGGGGCTCGATCCGGGCGTACGCCGAGCAAGAGGCGGCGACGGTGAAATTGACGCAGGCGCTCCGGTCGCAGGGCTCGTTCACCCCACAACTCTCACGCCACTATCAGGATCTCGCGGCCTCGTTCCAGAAAACCACGGTGTTTGGGGACGAGCTGCTCCTCGAGATGACGGCGTTGCTGACGCAGATTGGCAATGTGGGCCCGCGCCAGATGCGAGCGGCGTTGCAAGCCTCCACGGACTTGGCGGCGGGCCTGGGCATCGATTTGCGCGCCGCGACGGTACTCGTGGGAAAGGCATTCGCGGGGGAAACCGGGTCGCTCTCGCGGTACGGCATCGTGGTCAACGAGGCCGATCGGAAGGTACGCGGCGTGACGGCGGTACTCGACGCCCTGCACGACAAATTCGGCGGCCAGGCGCAGGCCGCCATCCAGGGGTATACCGGTCGCACGCAACAGCTCGCGAACACGTGGGGCGACGTCAAGGAGCAAATCGGTGAGGTCATCGTGACACTGCCGCTCGTGGAGTTCGCGCTCCGGAAGGTCCAAGACGCGACGCATGTTGCGGCCGACGATACGACGGCCCTGTCGCGCGCGTGGGGGCTGATGTCGACATTCGACGTGGCAGGCCCCTTGACGGCGCTCAAGATCCTGAATGAGTCGGCGGACGCGGCGAACGTCTATCGCCGACACCTGGACGGGATCCGAGCGATGCCGTCGCCGTGGAAGCAAGCAGCCGAGACGGAGTTGCCGTTGCTCCGGAACGGGTTGGAGCGGTCCGCCACACAGATGGCGGCGCTGACGAAGCGGACGGAGGCCGCCGCGGCGGCGGCCAAGACCCACGCGCGGGCGATCTCGAATCTCAGCGAGCAGCTCACGGGCAGCAAGGCGCTCACCGATCTTCGGGTGCTCGAGCAGGTGTGGCGGAACCTCTCGAAGACGCAGCAGGCGAATCCCGTGGTGGTGTCGAATGTGTTAGCCGCCTACACGACACTGCGATCACAGGTCACGGATCCCTCGCAACTTCCGCGCGAGCTGGAGACCCTGGAGCGGCGGCACTGGCTGGTGGCGTCGGCCGTCGCGGGGACGCGATCGGCCATCACGCAGACGATACCCGTGCTGGTGAATTTGACGGACACCAGTCGCGCGTTAACCCTGCAGACCCGCGAGCTCATCACGGGCGTCGATCAGTGGGGGCGCGCGTACGATTTTCTGCTCGCGCAGACGGTTCCAGTCATCGAGGCCCAGGAGCGGGTGAACCAGTCTGCCGAAGAGTCCGGGTCGATCTGGGAAACCGTGAGTGGCCGACTGGGGCAGATCGCGCCGATCTTCGACGGGCTGAACGACAAGTTCAGCCAAATCGCCACGAAGGTGCTCCGGACGGTCCAGGCGATCAGCGAGCGGCTGGCGGAGGGGGATTGGGTCGGCGCCGTGGTGGCGGGCGTGGCCGCGATTGGGTCGGCGTTCGGGCGGTTATTCGGGATCGGAAAAGAAGAGACGAAGGTGAATCCGGTCCGGCAAGCGTTCATTGACGCGGCCGGCGGACTCGACATCCTCCGCGAGAAGATCGTCGCGGCGGCTGGGACCGATGCGCTGCTGCGACGGCTGCTCGATGCAGAGAAAGTGCGCGACTACGAAGCGGCGATCCGCGCGGTCAACGAGGCGCTGGAGTTCCAGGACCACGCCATGCAAATCCTGGACGAGACCACGCAGCGGTACGGCTTCACGATCGAGGAATTGGGGCCCGCCTTCGCGCGGCAACAACTGTCAGAGCAGGCCCTCCAGCTCTATCAGGATTGGGTGGTCCTGAACAGTGCGGGCATCGACACGGTGGCGATTGCGACGCGGATGGCGGACAGCGTCAATGCGTACGTGCAGCGCGCGGTGACGATGGGGATCGAAGTGCCAGAGGCGATGCGGCCGATGCTGCAGCAGATGATCGATCTGGGTCTGTTCACGGATGCGTCGGGCGAGAAGATCGGGAGCTTGGAAGACTCCGGCGTCAGGTTCTCGATGACGATGAGCGAGGGGTTCCGGGCGCTGATTGATGAGGTGCATCAGTTAGCCGAGGCGATTGCACGCGGCCTCGGCGTGCAGCTCGCGGCCTTGCCGGGGATTGCGGCGGACTCGGCGGCGGGCGTCAATGCGGGGCTCAGGACGATTGACCCGCCCACGGTTGTTGTGCCCGTCGAGTATCAGTACGCGCCCTGGATGGAGGCCCCGCCCGGCGCCTACAATCCTGGGTTCCCGGTTCAGGGCTTCCGCCACGGCTCGGGCGGGTTCGTGGACTTCGGCGCGGGCACGCCC